AGCGCACGCAGACGAGTAAATAGCGGCCCACGTGTTCACAGGGCCATCTGCGTTCACAAGCCAAACGTGATAGCAATCACCGCGACCCGCTGAACGTAAGAAAACGCTACGAGCTGATTTATGATCATTTAATAAATATTTCACATATGGTTTACCATCGTAGCTCCACTGCTTTGCAGGTGTTCCATCACCTTTGAGCTGTTTATAGTAAGCCCATGCGTCACCTTCATTTTTATCATTAGCACAAAATGCTTGTCCTAATGATGGCACAAAGACTTTATCATATGTAACATCTGCTGTGTTTCCTGTTGTGTCGTCGGTTTGTGTATTGGGATACGTAACAATTTTTGTAGGCTGTAATCTTGCAACTAAGTCAGGATCAAAGTTATACAAAAATCCGTTTTTGGTTGCTAAGTAATCAGGCGCAATATCCCATTTATCTACAGGAGTCCACCAATAGTTTGCCTGCTGATCACTGTTTAAATACTGTCTTAAAGCTGAATCTTTCCATCTGTTGTGACCATAAGCGCATTCCTGCATACTGTTTAAGTTTTCATTTCTAGTATTTAAGTTCATCGTCCCTAAGTCAGTTCCTGCGTTACCGCTAATGACATCAACGGTTTCCACTAGTGTCTTGCCGTCAGCTGCATAACTGTATACTTTCCATGTGCTTGGGTCAGTATCAGGCATCCCATGAAATCCGCCAAGACGTCCATCTTTTTCAACCTGTTTTGTTAACGTGAACTGATAAACTGAACCTTTTTTAGCATTGGTCCAATCAGCACCAAATGTAACATGATATGTTCCTGGATTTAATCCTGAAGGGCATGCCAAAAATGCTCTATATCCAGTAAACTGCGTTGCAAAAGGCAATGCATAATGCGACTGCAAAAATAAGCCGTGCTTTGTAGTGCCATCAGCCAGCTCAACGTCCGCTGTATGCACAACGTCTAAAAGGAAATCATAGTTTGTGCTACCATCGTTAAACTTTGTAACAAGCTGATCGCCTACAGCAAAATAGCTTGATGCAAGTCCTTTCTTGGTGATTGACTGCACCTCCGCCCATGTTGATGCGTCATTAATACCATTAGCCATAGCGACGTTATGCGCAAGCTGTGCTAACGTGTCGTTTAAAGTTCCGAACTGCTCTTGACTTGGTAATTTGTATTTATCTTCCATTCTTTTTGCCTCCTAGTCATTGTAATTGATATATACACCGTCATTTTCGAGACTCAAATAAGCCTGTGATAGTTTCTTATAGTTATCATTAACAGTCACTGTTAATGCGTTTAATTCATCCTGTGTAACTACTGCTGATCCTTTAATTGTTACAGTTACATTTGATGTATTGCCTACAGTTAAAGCAACGTTAAAAGTTGCACTTGATTCAGATGTCCCTTTATAAGGCGGCATCCATGCAGGTACAACCGCCTGAAATACTGCATATAAAATTTCTCCGTAATCAGGATCATTAGCATACACACCAATTGTTTTAATGTAATAGCCACTTGTCAAATTTCGATTTGTAATAGCTGCTGTTAGCTGAAGTGATGTACCGTTAAGAATTTTTTTATCGCTAAAATCCTGTTCTTGCTTAATACTGTTAAGACTTGTTAACCCCTCTAAAGATGAGTCTTGATACTGATAATCGCTAAATCTCATCTTTGTAAATGTTGCACCGCTTCTACCTGCAATGATCTTTGCCATCAGCTGTTGACCTCTGCTTGTAATGATACAGCTTTTGTATTGTGCCATTAAAACACCTCCTAAATAGTAATATTAAAAATCAGGCTAACCGCGCCTGACATTTTACAGCTCATGCTTGAGCCAAGATTATACGTATTGTCATCTGTTGTATAAATGCGCTCATGATCATTTAAAAGCGCACTGCAGTAATATGATGTACTCGTTGATTCGTTGTAAATATCATCATCACTAATGTTTAATACATCGTTATAAAGAATGGCACCGCCTGTAATAATATCTCCGTATGTTACAGCGATGATATCATTATGAGAATTTAAAATAATATTGCACGGTACTACTTTTTTCAGCCAGTCGTCAAGTATCTCTGAAAAGCCGAACAAATCAATATAAGTATGAAGATTCATTATATTGTTTTTTGTATCAATATTTAATTCATACTTTCCTTTTCCTAACAGAGAATCAAGCTTAGACCTAAGCCATAATGTAGTTAAAGGACTGTGTGATATTACTTCGGTCCATTCGAGCAGTACGCGCGCCCTGCGTGATTCAAGCGTATCTCTTTCGTCTGGTGTTATATGTAGGATTTTTTCTCTTCGCTCAATGCCGTATTCGGTAGCTGTTAGGATGTTTAGATCACTGTTTACATCCATCATATCATCGGCACACTGTGCACAATACTGATCAGTGATTTTAAAAATTTCAGCAATTTGCGGAATAGCAAGCAAGATATCAGGAATTTCAATTTTTCTTAGTTCCATTTAATCACCTCATCTCACTGTGATAGAGCTATAAATAGGAACACTGAATTCATCAATTTTTAAATTTTGGTTGAGGCCATTAATCAGTATATTGCTTGCATCTAAAATGCCATTTACGCTGATTAGCGCATTTTCAATTCCTGACATTCTTACAATTAGGTTATCAGTGCTTTCCCACGTCTTTCTTAATGCTGTAAAATAAGCTTTTAAAGCTGTATCAGCACCGCTTTTTACGCTTTCCCATGTATTGCCTGCCTCATACTCAATTGATGCTGTAATCGTGATATTTTTAGCTACAGCGCTCATTACTTTTACTTTGTGACCAATAGGCGCTTTTCCATATCCTAACCCCTCGTTTGTTGTTGGGTCTAGATATTCTTTTAGTGCGTTAATTTGATCATTTGCTGGCAGTGTGTAGCCGTCGGCTAAAGTATACACATACACATATTCATCACCTGCGACACGTCTTTTTACTTTGCAGGCCGCAAAGCCATCATAAGAATCAACTTCATTTGTATAATATGCAATATTGCCTGCGCATGATGCTGTACTGAATGCTTCAAGCAATCGTTCACGGTAATCTTCGGTTTCTTCCGCGTCTTTTCCTGCTGTAACACATCCTGTGATAACACCTTCTTCAAAGTTAGTGATATCATCTAAAGGTTCTATATAGCCTGTAAAATTGCCTGCATCAATTCCTAGGTCGGTAGCTTCAAAGTTATACTTGTAAACAGTTTTTCCGTTCACTGTATCAGTGCCTAAAAATTCAATTACATTGTAGTTATAGTCCGAATCAGTAGCGCTAAACTCTGCACCAATTTCACACTCTACATTAAGGTATCCTGTAACGATTGCGTAATCGCCTTCGTCAATTGGATATCCCACCTGTGCGCCCCATTCAATAAGATTTTCGCGGTCCATAGTATCAACATACATGTTATTTTCAATGCTGTCTAAATCCGCATAAAAATCAGCAAGTCTAGCTGCCTGTTTTGATAAACTTATAGCGGCTAGACTGCCTTCCTGCGCATCAGTTTTTAAGTCGTTGTTGTACGTTTCAAGCATGTCTTGCTGTAACGTTTCAAAGGTTATATCACTGTATTTGGACATCTTCTATCACCTCATCTCCAAAGACAGTATTTATAGTAAAAGATAAAGTAGCTAATCCTTCTTCAAGAGTCATTTCAAAGTTTGTAATTCCGTTGATATATTCATTTTCGCTCAAACACTCGTTTATCATGCGTTCAGCTTCGGCGCTGATATAGTCCTGATCAGTAGATGAGCCAATAAGGTCTTCTAGCTCGTTGCCGTAATCCTCATCAAATATTTCATAACGGCCGCGCGCAATATTAAGCGCTAAGATTGCCCATACTCTGCACGCCTCTTTTCCATATACAAAATAATCAAGGACATTGCCATTTTCGTCTATAGCATATTCGGCATATGCTGTATCTTCGATTTCTTCATTATCCATGATTATTCCACCTTTCCGAGCAGTACAATAATTTCATCGTTTGGCTTGTAAATTAATACATCATCGCCTGCATCAATATTTTCCATTTCAACGCTTTGCAGTGTTTTATAATCATCAAAATCAACAGTTACACCGTCAAAACGTATTGCCGAATCATCAAGCATAGTACCAATGATAAGATCACTTCTTTTTTCATATTTCTTCTGTTGCTGACGTAAAGCATCAGCCAAGTTATAAATACCTTTCATCGTATTCTCCTTGCTGTGTAAAACTGTTTACGATAGTAACCACTTGATACACTTGATTCTTTTACAACTTCCTTGTGATTTGGTGCATGGATAAAAACACCATTGCCAATATAAAGCCCTGTATGATGTATACCGCTATAAGCTCCGTTTGATGAAAACAAAATAACATCACCTGCTTCCATTTCGGAATAGGCTACCTTTTTACCTAGCTTTGACAAGCCTTGAGTGTTTGTCCTGCCAAAGTTAATGCCACATTGCTTGTGACACCACCATACAAGACCCGAACAATCAAAAGTGTTTGGACCACTTGCGCCCCACACGTACTTACAGCCCTTTTTGCTCTCGGCTTTATCTATGATCTTTTTACCGATCTTATCGCCTTTAGCATCGGCTGCACTTTTTACAATCGTCTTTGTAACAACCTTAATAGTGCCTGTTTTGACTCCAAAAGCTTTTGCTTCCGCCTTTGTCTTAAATAAGATATCAACGTGTACTTTGCCTTTAAGTCTTGCGTGCTTTGGGACGTCAGTAACTTTATATGTTTTGCCATCTATAGATGAGCCTTTCAGCGAAACAGTAACTTTTGATCCATACTTTGCGATGCTTTTTCCCATCGCGCATGTATGTTTAGATGCATTGAGCTTATGGCCTTTGCAGTCCTTACCCTTTCCTGTGTGCTCATCATACGCTGTAAATATTGCTTTGTATTTTTTTGTCTTGATCTTTGTAACTGAGCCATCAGAGTTTGTATATTTTGATGAGTTTTCATCTATTTTTTCATAGCTGATTTCTTCATCTTCATTTTTCTTTGTTAGTTCAAGCGTCATTGTATAAATGCCGTTTGCAAACTCGTGAGTATCACTTTTTATGTAATACTTGCCTGTTAGTTCAGTTGATTCATCCTCAATTGTTATCGCATAGCCTGATATGCATCGTGCATCACCTGTACATGTAACGCTTGCTGATTCCTCGGCATTTTTTAAAGTGTTTTTTGCTTCTTTTTTACCTTTGCCCTTATCAACGTTTACAGCACTTTGCATGATGCCATACTTAGAAACACTTGATTTTGTTGAGTATGTCCCTATCTTTTGGCCTTTTGCATTATAAACAACGACTTTATTTATAACCGCTGTTGCATCTTTAGTGTATTCAGATGTTTCAAGATTTGAGTCACCTGAAATTTTAAAATCAATAAGCGTTCCTTTTGTGATCACATTAAGATCAGTGCCGACCATATAAATCATATATTTCTTTTTCGTTTTCTTTTCGGCCTTCTGGAATGCTTTAAGAATGATATTGTATGGTGACATTTGTGATGGAATGTACTTTTTAATTTTATATTTTGTCTTTGGAACTTTTGCAACGGTTATATCAAAATCGTGGCAAACTGATCTGCAAATAAATTCAGGTGATTTATTTTTAAATTTATAAGTGGCGGATGACTGAACAAGATTGTACAAATAATCATAAGCGGTAAACTCAACAGTTCCTACCTCGCTTTTTTTAGTTATGTTCATGACTCGTCCTTCAAATTTTAATTTGCCATCGACATAAAACATAACTGTATCTCCGCCATCAACATCAGGTGCGCTATATGCGCTATCAAATGGTGTGCTAGTCGTTTCAAATGCTATTGTTCTTGTTACCTGCTCATTTTGGCCTGACCACGTAACTTTAACAACTTTATCAGTAATGTCATGATCATTTAATAATAGTTTAATCATATAAATCACCTGATCTTAAGCTTGATGTTTTTATCTAAGCTTCTAGTACCTTTTGACTGACCGCACCAGCGCGAGTAAGCAGCTTTTTCTTTCGCTGGGTTTCGTGCTCTTTTAGTTGCCTGTAACAGTCTTTTGCGCTGGCGCGAAAACATTCTATCAAGAGCAGTTTTATTTTTTTTATAAAGCGTTTCCCATTTAGACGCACTGCCTAAGTATCTTTTAGCAAGTGCACGCAGTGTATCACCTTTTTTTGTTTTTACCGTTTTAACTGATTTCTTTTTAGTGTTAGATGATCTCTTTTTCTTTCCGTTTGACTTCGCTTTTTTGCGATACTCGCATAAAGTAGCTTCATAATAGATATCATTAGTTCCGTCTTTAAATCCTGATTTGTAAGAATCAATCACACATAAAAGATTGATATGTGTGTACGGCCCAACTGTTATAAATCTGATTTGCTTACCTTGCCACTGTGCAAAAATATCATCATATTCTTCAGGTGTTTTCAGTTTTGATTTCCCAACCATGCAAATTGATGACCAGTGAGCAGGGAAATAGCTTGATAATTCCACAGTGATTAACTGCCGTTTACCAATCAAAAGGACATCACCACGGTTGTTAATGTTGATTTTTTGATTATTCCACTGCCTATCCGGCATCAATTCAGTTGGATTAATGGGAAGCTGGAAGCGTGTTTTTTCATCATTGCCTTTTTGCAGGTAAATCTTAATAGATTTGCTTTCCTCCAGCTTCACAGGCTTTTTCTTCTTTTTCTTTGATGATTTCTTTGATTTCTTTTTTTTACTTAAATCGTTGTTAAACGCTGAAAAGTAAATATTAGATGCCTTGTCGGCATGTCCCATAGAATCACCTGCCTTTTTAATCCATATTTGCTATTGCTAGCTTTAACTGCTTTGCTAATTCATTTGCGATATGATCAATGTCTTCATTACCATCAATAACAAACTTGTCCGCAAGCTTTGCAATATTGATGTAAAACTTACGATTATCATTTTTATTGTGATAATCGTTAGCCGTCTTTGCATTGCTTGTATTGTTTGCCGTTGAATAAGTCCGATCATTTAAATATCTGTTTGAATTGCTGTTATATTTGTTGTTGCTAGTGCTGTTATTTGTCGTTAATACACTAGACTTTTTATTTGTTGAGCTGTAGATATTTCTTTTTACAGCACTATGAGCACCATTCACAATGCTTGATGCAATGTTTTTGATGCTGGTTAACGGTGATACATTATTTTTCAATGTGCTTGTTTTAGTCATATTTAAGCTGCTTGAATTAGATGTATCGTAATTTCTTACACGACTAAACGCATTGTGCTTGCTATTTGCAACGCTTACGCCATGCTTTTGGCTCACATTTGACACATTTTGTGCAATATTTGAGCCTGCATTAACAATGTGTGTTAATCCTGTTTTTGCTGTTGATACATATCTATTTGTGCTTTGATATAATGCACTGTTATTTGCTCTGCTGTTTAACTGTGACATTGTGCTTGCGCTATATGCACTGTGTGAGCTAGCATTATGCGCTAAATAGCGTTTATTTAAGCTCATAGCACTGTTAATAGCGTTGCTTGATTTGCTGTATGCGTTATTGCTTAATGAGCTTGTATAAGCGTTGCTTGCTTTATGCATACTGTTAACAGCGTTATTTGATGCATAAGCATTGCTTGTATTACCGCCTTTTTCACTGTTATACATGCTATGAGCGGTGATTAAGCTTCTAACCGTGTTATTGTTAGCACTGCTTGCAACGTTGCTTACAGCGCGCTTATATGCGCTTTTAGCGCTTGTATATTTATATGCTACGCTTTGCATAACTTTAGATACCGCATTTGATAATGCATACTTGATAGCGCTCTGCGCGCTATGATGCGCATTTTTTGTACTGTATCTAGTTGTTGATTGTGCATTATTTGTATTGCGATTAACTGCGCTTGTATCGTAGTTTATAACATGTCTAAACAAGTCATAATTGCTTGTTAATGCGCTGTGATTTCCACCAGCAAATGAACCTGCATAGTTATTGCGTGCACTGCTTGTGTGAGATGTAACAGCACCTACAGAGCGTCTAAAATCACCGTGCGTGTTGCTTTGCTTGCTTGATTTAAACATAGATTTATAAGCGCTGTTTGCTTTGCGTGCATAGCTTGATGATCTTGTATAGCTCTGTTTAGCATTATTTGTGTTATTGCGTGTGTCACTGTATTTATTGCTTAAATTGTATGATCTATCAATAGCATTTTTAATTAAGCGTGATAAATCACTAAAGCGATTTGATGAGTAATCCTTTTTTGAAGCATCAACATTGTTTGTGATTGTTGTCGGCTTAACACCTACAAGAGCATTTTTAAAGCCCTTGATGATTGCTTCAAGCTTTAAGTTTTCCTGCACAAGGCTGTTAATTGACCTGTCATGTGGAATAACTCTAGTTCCGTTTGGAAGATCAACAATTTCTCCGCCTTTTTCGTTGATGATTGCAGGTCCACCCTGCCATTTATCAGTACCTTTTGCGAGATAAGGAATCTTAGGGATCGAGAATCCAAGATGTTTACCGCCCATGCCAGGAACCCAAGAAGGCACATCAACGCTAATTGAGTTAATGCCGCTTAATGCGCCATTGATCACACCAATAGCTGCATTTAACGGAGCTTTTGCAATTGCCGCAAAGCCGCTAAAAATGCCTTTAAAGATATCTTTAACGCCCTGCCATGCTTTTCTCCAGTTGCCTGTAAACACACCTGAAATAAATGTAGTGATGCCATTTAAAACCTTTAAAATGCTTGAAACAACTGTTGATACGGTATTAGCAAATACTTTAAACAGGTTGCCAGCAATAGAAATATACATTGTAAGTTTTGCTTTAAAAACCTGCTTGTACATCTCCATGATAAGATCTAAGTAAGGTTTTATTTTGTTGTATACGCTAGCTATAGACTTAACAAATGATTTTAACGCTTTAACAGCGCTAGCGATTGCGCTTTTAATGGCTACTGCAACAGGCTTAAACTGATTGCCTAGCTTTTTTGCCTCTGATTTAACAGGCGCAAACGTGCTCGCCATGCCTTTAGCACTAACACCGCACTTTTTAAAGATGCCGATAATAAAAGAGCCACCTGATTTAATCGCGTTAACGATTGCGCTAAATACTGCTCCTACGCTCTTAATTACCGCACCAATCGGTTTCCATACTGCTAAAGCTACAGCTTTAACAGTTTTCCAGTGCTTAATGACTAACAGCGTTACAACTGCAACGGCTGTTAATGCGATAACGGTCATGCCTAAAGGTGATGTTAACAGCTTTACAAAGCCGCCAGCAACTTTCATTGACTTAGAAAATGTGCCAACCATTTTTACAACGTTCGCAATGCCGAAGCCAACTTTTGATACAACAACCAAAGCAGGGCCAACCATAGCTACAGTTCCTAGAACTGAAACAAGATGTTTTTTTGCACCGCTTGACATTCCTGAAAAAGCTTTAGAAATTTTTGTGATAACTCCTTCAACCTTTTTTAGAATAGGATTGATCATAGGCAAAATTGTTTGTCCTATTTCAATAGCGATGTTAGTTACTCTTGTTTTCATAGTCTTCATTTGATTGCTCATTGTGTTAGCCATTGTTTTTGCGCTCTTTGACGCTAAACCGCTAGACTTTGCCATGCCTTTTAAAGCTTTAATGTAGTCTTTCCCATGCTGTAATAAAGTAGCCGCGCCTTTAGTAGCGTTGACATTGTTAAATGTCTCTCCAAGCGTTTTTCCTGATTTCTTTGACTGCTTATCAACCGCTTTAACAACGTCGGTCAGTGACCATCCTTTTTTCATTAATTCTTCAAGGCTGTGTCCTGTCCCAGCTTTTAATGCTTTGGCCGCACTTGTCGAGCCTTTACCTAACTGCGTTAACATGCTGTTAATAACAGTTGTTGACTGTGCTGTATTAATACCATTTTTAGTTGTCGTAACATACGCGCTAGCTAACTTATCTAGTCCAACCTTATACATGTTAGCAGTAGGAACGACTTTACCCATCGTTGCGCCTAACTCGCCTACGGTTGTTTTACCTAGGTTCTGTGTAAGTATCAGTTTAGAGCTGATTGATTCAGCGTTTCCAGCACTTTTACCGTAAGCATTCATGATTGTGGTCAATGTATCGGTCGCTGTGCTCATATCAGTAAAGCCACCTTTAGCAAGTTTCCCTGCCTGGCCTACAAACGAAACAGCTTCTTTTGTGCTTCGCCCTGCTGAAATAGCTTGATATGTTGCTTCCGCTAATGAGCTTTGTGATGCTCCTGTTTCATCCGATAATTTGCGCAGCTGATTTTTTAAAGTGCCTACACTGACACCGGTTTTTTTGGAAGTATCAGCAATAGTCTTTAATTTTGCAAAATGCGTTTCAAAGTCAGATGCCGCTTTAACGCTTGCGGCCCCTGCTCCGACTATTGGAGCGGTAACGTATTTTGACATTGCCATACCGGCGCTTTGCACAACTCGCGAGCCTTTTCTTATTTGCGACTGCAACGCACCTATTTTTCTTGTTGAGGTCATCATTTTATTCTCAATCTTTGTAAGATTTTGAGTAAATTGATCTTTTAAGGCAAAGATAGCTTCAATTTTTCTTGACATTATTTGTTCGCCTCCTCAACTCTTTTTATTTCTTCGTTATGCTCTTCAATCATCTTATGAAGAAATGCCTTTGTCACAATTTTTTCACCTTGTGACATATCAAAATATTTTTTAGGATTCCATTTTTGCAGTTTAAACAGGTTGTACATGTCTGTTGTTTCGGAATCCTGATATATTAGTTTTTTACTGCTTCTTCTTCAGCTTCATCATCGGACTGATTAAGTTCAACGCATTTTTCCACTAAGCTTTGAACATCTTTTCCGAAGAGCTTTTCAACAAGTCCATATTTAGTTGAAACACCAAAATGAGAAATTAAAGCTTCATCCTTAATGTTTGGATCAATAATTGATTCAGCGAGTAACTCAATTCCCATGTCAAAAGATTTTGCAGGGTTTACATTCCCTGAATTATCATATTGTGATGAAACAATTTCATTGTACTGTCTCTGTGACATTTGTTTGATTGTAACGTATTCTTTCTTTTTTGAGCCAATAGCCTTAGTTAAAAAAGGAGAGTACACCTTAGCGGTGTCTCTCTCTTCAAACTTGGCAACATCAGCATTTAATAATTTTTCAGTTAACGATGCCATGTTTTTTTACCTCCTAAAATGTATGATCAGCGGTGTCTAAGACTTCAATGCCTGTAGCATTACCGCTTAATGTGATTTCGCCTAATTTTCCTGCTTCCCAATCAGCGATTGGTAACTCATTCAGCGTAAGTCCTGAAATTTTATAGCGTTCAGCGCCATAAGCATCAGGGTCATTTAATTCAGTCAGTAAAGTAAATTCTACTTCCTTACCTGCGTTTAATGCATTTAATACCCTGCGCACAGCGTATGAGCGTACGTGAAGCATAGTTAATTCAACAGCAATCTGAACACCTGTTACTTTTTGGCCCTGTACAAGTGTTCCGCACTGGTTAACGTCCGAATGATTCACCGTAACTTTTACCGAACATTTATTAGTTTCAGCTAAATAATCACTATCAAAATAGCACTTACCATATGTGCCATTCATCACGCGTGAATCTTTAAAGCGTCTAACTCTTGTTAATCCATCAGCCATTTATATTACCTCCTAAATTTCAATTGGAAGTGTAATTTCTTCCATTACATCCGCAATTTCAACATTCGCATTTAAGAAAACTTTATCGCCTGTATTAGCTTCTTTAATTTCGGCATCAGTCATTTTTGTAACATCTGTGCCTGTTCCTTTTAAATAATTGCGCTGTGCGTCAACGTCAATATCACAGTAACCGCTGATTAATGCGCCTTCCTGTACAAGTGTTTCAAAGTATGCATTAATAGCGTTCTTTAATAACAGTTTGTTAGCGTAAGTGTTATTGACTTTACCGATGTATTCATCTTCAACGGTTGTTCTGATATCTTTCTTGATGATATCCATTACTGTAACAACCTTGATCTTTTTCCACTGATCACTTCGGCCGTCTGCAATTGTTGTTAATGAGTTAACAGCTCGTGCTGTTTTAACTTTTTCACCATCAAAAAATGCGGTAAATTCGCCATTCCCTACAGACGTATTAATTTCATCACGTGTGTGCGCTTTTAATGAAACAATGTCCGATAAAGTAAAATAAGTTGCACTTGATGTTAAAGGTGTTGTTGCTAAGATACCTGCAATTCGTGGGCAGTACTGAGCCGTAGAAAAAGTTTTAGTGCCGTTGTATAATTCGTCAGCAGTAAAATTAATTACTCCTTCATTGTCTGCTTTGCAGTTTGGAAGTACACCTTCAATACATGATGCTTGTTCGTTTCCACGTACACTTTCAATCCAGTTTTCTACATCACTAACTTTTTCACCAATATCAGGAACAGCTAAAAATGAGACATCCGTTGTTAAAAAGTTGCCTAATACATCTTTAATATTTTCCGCAGCAGCTACTACATAGCAGATAACTTTTTTTACTGCGCTTGTATGTCCCATTAAGGCAAGCTTGATATAATCCTGATTTTCAGCAGTTAAGGTGGTTGGAATATCAGCAGCCGAAGTAACAATGATGGGTTTAGTGAATTTTGCTGTATCAATTAACACTAATCCAACAACGCCTCTTTCACTTCGCGCAATTGCCTGTGCCGCTTTTTCGCTAAAAGTAATGTTAATTTTTGGTAAACCTAATGTAGCCATTTACTTTCCTCCTTTAGATTTCCGTTTTTAATTTGATAGTGCCCATAGTTTCAAAATCATCTTCAAAATCTTCTTCCTGCGTGCACTGATCAAGATTTAAATCAAAGGCTATTTCTAACCTGTTTTGTTCGCCTACATAGTCGTATGAGAACGACTCTACAAGGCATGTTTGACCGTCTATTTTAAGAACAGGATTTCTTTTATCGCGGTCATTCGCTATCAGATAATTTCTAATTTTGTTAACAATTTTTAAGTCGTTAGCTTCACTGTATTCATCTTCATCTTGGAAATAATTGATGTAGATGTTATACGTTCTCAAATCAAAGCCGCTTGCCAATAATTCAGTGCTTGAAAGTCTAACGTCCGTAAAAAAACAGGGTTCAATAAAACCCTGTTGTACTTCGCGTCCGTAAACGCGTGTATTTTCGCCAAAACAGCCATAAAGCATTTCATTTAAAGCTATTTTGATATCTAATTCACTTTTCATATAATTTTACGTACTTATCCATCACTTTATTGGCCACATTGCTAAATGATTTTCCGAAAGTTGAACATGTTAGCGGTACGCATTTAATACCTGGTATAAATTTGATCTCTCGCCCTGGATTAGTACCAGCGGTGAATGTTACACCGTTCTTTAAATGCACTGTATGCTTAGTGTATGGCTCAATCAGTCTATGGCCATCTTCCACAAGATGCCAGTCATGACTTTTTCGCGACTCACCATAAAATAGCGCGCGTGTCTCCATGCCATCACCAATGACTCTGATTCTAAATCCACTCATAAGACGCGCATAATCATCTTTAGAATGATGCAGTTTTTTTCTAACATTTGCCTTAAGCTCTTTTTTAAACTGATTGCCAACTTTTCTCATGCATTCATTGGCAATATCAGGATATTTCTTTTCCATTTCTTCAATAGCCTTGATTAAGTCCTGATATTCAGCAGTATTAAATTTAATTTCTACAGGCATAAATATCATCCTTTCTTCGTGCGATGAACTGTTGCCAGTATTTCTATCTGATAGTGTTCTTCTTTGACGTCGTTTATATCCTTTATGTCAAAGAGTTCATTTTTATATTTGATCATCATATCTCCTGTTAATTTTTGGCGGTTTATTTTAGATGATGATCTTAATGTAAACAAATAGCTTGCGTTTCCTTCCGTGCGCTGTGCGTCGGCATATTCACCGCCAAATTTTTCAGCAACGCAAGCCCAACATTTCGCATACGTAACACGCTTGTTTACAAGCGCGTGCGTTTCGTCTCTCACTTGCTCGTTAGATAAGATTTCCACTCTTTTGTTAAATTTTCCATAATCTAACACTAAGCATCACCTACTAACGCGGCCTCTCCAGGCAGTAAATTAACAGCGTGAGAATCTATGATCTCATACACAGCCCTATTTATGTACTGCCCATCATTTTGCATAACACCTTTGCGATTGATAAAGTCGCTGCATAAAACGAGATAAGGATATGTTAAATCATCCTGTGACTTGATATATTCCTCATTTCGCCCTGTCCGTTTGACAATAAAGGCTAATGAAGCATCCATAGCCATTTGTATTTCGTCTTTAAGCTCTTCGACTTCATCAATGCGCAAATACGTTGCAACAAATTCATTTGTTAGTTCGCTGATTTTCATTTTTTGCCACCTTCTTCTTAGTGGTAGTGATTTTCTCAATGTAATCACATCTCAGCAATTCCTTTGCTAGGTCGTCTTTTAAATCTAGTATTTCTCCTACATACGCGGAGCATTCAGCGCATGCAAACGATACTAAAGCTTTAACTTTCATTAAGCCGTAGCCATCTTCATGACTGCAATGCCTTCCTGGTTTTGAATTTTGCAGTCAAATTCTACATAGCCATAGAATCCTACAGCGTGCTGTAAGGCATATTTTTCATTTAATCGACCTAATTCAAAGTTTTCAGTAATGTGCTTTGCTAATGCAACCTGTGGATTTACGTAAACTAACACAGGACCTTTTTCACCGATTTTAGGCATCCAGTCAGACGTTTTAATTTCGGTTCCTAATAAGGTTTTGCCAAATCCAGTTCTTACATCATTATTTAATAAATAGCGTCCTTCATTATCCTTTAACTGTCTTAAAACTGTTAAAGTTTTCTTATTGCAAAGGAAATAAGCGCCCTGCTGGTAAACTGTAGGGATTTCATCCATTAAGTTCATAATTTCGTCTAATGTGATGGCCGTTGTTGATTTTGCTGTAATAACATTTGTAGCATTTTTAATGCCATCAACCTTATCATCAATGCCTAAGATACATTTTTCAAAGAATACAGCTAATGCCTGCGCCATACGACTTGTTACAAAGTTTACAATATCAATATCGGTATTGTTGATTAATGATTTAGATACTTTTGTTAAAACACCTGCTAAATATTCATCTAATTCCATAGTTTTTAAGCCTGTGCCAGTTGCTACAAGGTCTTCAAACTCATTCGCCCATGATACCGCAATTGCATCTTTAGCATCATCAACATAAGGGATAACTAATTTTCCCTTGCCTGAATACGTTTCGCAGTCGGCAAATAATGGTGATAATTCTTTAATGTGGTCAATGATCTTATTAACAATTGTTGTTGGAATAATTGAACCGTTGTCACCACGCGTAATGTTTGTGTCGGCCTGCTGTGGATTGCCTTTTAAGTTTTCACGAATATATGCCGCAAACTTTTTAACATCTTCCTGATAAATTTCTTCAGGTGTTTTAGCATTCTTCTTTCCTTCATTTGGTGACTTGATCAGTCCGATATTATCCATTTCCTGGACTCTAGCAATATCAGACTTTAACGCTTTAGCTTTTGCTAATGTTTCATCAAATGTTTTTCTTTCTTCATCATTTAATGTTCTGCTTTCTTCTTTAGCCTTATTTGTAATTTTTTCTAAAGATTCAACATATGCATTATATTCTTCCTGCATCTGCTTTAAATTCATACGTTACCTCCTTAAAGTTTTAGCATTTCTATTGCATCAAAAAAGGCGGATAAATCATTACCGCCCTCTTTAGTGCCTTCTTTAGTTGCACTGTTTAAATATTTAGTTTTTAGTGCCTGTGGGAAGCTCTTATAGCGGTCAATACACTGCTGTGTAACTGCATTTGTTGCTTTTTCGTTTGGTGCATTTCCGCTAATCAGCGAGATATTAAATACTTCGCTCATTTGTTTAGCTCCCATCCATGTTTCATCTCTTAAAAGCTGTTTAATTTCATCTTCGCTTACATTCGCTTTTTCCATGTACAGGGGAATGCAAGTAGAATCTTCAATTTTTTCAAGCGTTTCCGCTTCTTTTCGCATTTCGTCCGCATTGCCAACAAACCATGTGTAAGGCTTGTGAATCATCAGCATTGAAGATGAGTACGCATACACATTGTCCGCGGCCATTACCAAAAAAGAAGCAGCTGAAGCCGCGTATCCATCAATATAGGCATTAACCGTTACACCGCGCGATTTTGCACGCTGAATAATAGATGACATCGCTGTTGCGGCCATCACGTCTCCGCCCGGTGAATTAACATAAATGTTTAACTGATCACCTGATTTTAATTCCTTAACGGCTGCGCTAAACTTAGACGGCACAACATAATCATCAATGTTATCTTTATTCCATACATCATCATCATTAGTGATAACTCCGTATGCAATCAGTTCCGCAATCATTCACTATCACCCCCTTCCATCTCATCATCATCATTTTGATCTTCGCCTGTTGTATGTGTTTGACCCGTGTTAGGTGTGTATGTTTCGCCTGTCTTAACATCAAGTAAGACATCGCCAAGGCCCATAGATACAACGTCCAACCCTTCAGCGCGTGGTAGGTTTTCCATCGCTCTGATCTCATTACCAGTTATCCATCCTGCATCTTTTGCGCTTTTGTATGCGTCGTAGCGCTCTTTTACGCTTGCTTTTAAGATGCCTGATAAATCAAAATCAAAATAAAACTTGCCTTTTTCGCTTTCTAAAAGCAAATCTCTATTAAGAGCAGTTACAAAAGCTGTGCAGATAGGCAAGATGGCATTTTTGATAAACTGCGTATAGTCTTTTTCGATATGAAAAATGCGGTCAATTTCATCATTTAGCGTCTTTATTGATTCTACAAGTTGCATTTCTACAGCAGTATTTGACGATTCCTTAAACGTAATGCCTTCGTTCAGCACAGCTACGCTATCACTATCCTGATCACTATAAAGCGTATTCCACGCACGCTTTAAATAATCGGTTTCTTCTCTACCTAATCGCCTTGATGCCTGAAGAAATCCTTTCTTATTACCGCCTTTTTTCATCATATTCAATTGAAACTTCATCATTGAATAAGCGGCATCAAGTGCTTCATTGATTTGCTCAATAACACCTTCTCCGCGCATTCCATCACGTGTGTTTCTAAGCATTTTGATAAAATAAAAAGGCTCATACATAGAGCCATTAACGCTAATCATGTAGCGTTTCTTGATAGGATCAAAATTATCATATTCAAAAATACTTACATTTTCGTTTTTTACATAATATAATCCGTTAACTTTGTTGCCTGTTTTATCAATGTAAGCATAACCGCCCGACATCAATAAATAGTCCTCACACATTGCTTTTTTAAACTGGTATGCATCTAAAGTATCGTTTGTTTCAGCGTTTAGATACTTCACACGTTCATCATTTTTGACTTCCTCAACTTTTTTAGTGCCGTTTTCATACGTTTCTTTGTATAGCTTGATAGGCACTATCGCAAAAGTGCTTGTGATTAAGTCAACATCACTTGTTACCTGTGGGATAGCAAGCACTTTATTTCTTCCTAAAATTTCAAGATTAAAAAATGATCTTAAAATAGGGCTTGTTGTAACAGTAGTTTCATCAATGATATCTTTTCCTGTTGCTACATACTTAATTCTTTGCCATAAATTCACTTGCTCACCCCCTTAAATAATCTGTGCTACAAATCCGCTTCCGTGCGCTAACGTGTCTTCGTTAAGTAAAAATACCGCATTGATAAGACTTACAACCATATCAACCTTTCCTGCTGATTTCTTTTTGTTTACATACATATTCATGTTTGTATCATATGTGCATTTTGCGTTTTGAAAGTTGATTTCTAGCATGCCATTTTCTTCATACTCAAACTCGCCATTTTCAATTTTTTCCTTAAGAAGTTTTGTTGCTGGATGCAACACAGATGAATGCTGTTTTATTTCAACTGTCTGATACAAAGATGACCACTTTTGAGCGCTTGATAAGCAATTATAGCGGTCATATCCGATAGCCAAAATATTAACACCAAATTTTCTCTCTAACTCAAACACAAAATTTTCAATGTATTCATAGTCAATTGTCATGTCTCCGCAAGCGAAAACATGACCTTTTTTAATATGCATACGGTAATCAATCTTCTCATTATTGCTTTTTTCATCAATTCTCCCATCTGGGATAAAAGCAAATGAATTAGCTAGTATCTTACCGTTATCAATGCTTACAAAAGATACGCTTGTATTGTCGTTGGTCATTGATAAATCGACACCAACAAACACATTACGACCATACCAATCAATGTGATCAACTTTACATGCCTTAACATCATTAATATCAATATACGTTTCAGTACCTAGCCCCTGGTAAATGATGTTACAGTGCTTGCACAAAAAGTTTTGTCGTGCACTTTCAACAGCTATTGCATACGCACGCTTTTTTAACAGGTCTTCCCATATTTCAGGTATCTCTAAAGATACTGGATTAGCTTGTCTCATAATAAGATCATCCGTCTGCCAATCTTTTGGGTTGTCCGGTTCATAAAGAAGTGAAAATCTCGTTGGATCATGTTCAAGACCATCTAAAACGCGCTTAGAATAATTAACTTCGTCTTCTAATGGGTTGACTGTCGTTTCATATTTTGTTGATACGATAAAGCCAAGCTTGTTCAAGATGTTTAACTGTCCTGATCTCATTGCCTCAATAGGGTAACTGACAGGTAAAGCGCCTGCTTCGTCAGCTATAAAAGCGTTTGGTAAACGTCCATCCATTCGGGATGTTGAGTAAGACAATGGCACAAATTTACTTTCAAGCGGTTTAAATAAAATATAATCGCGTAAAATTTTAAATCTCTTCGTTCCGTTATACTCAAAAATAGCTGGTGAACTTCTCAGCGTCTCGGCTATTGCTTCTTTTATCTCTTTTGAAAGTGCGCCATCTGGTGCAACACTGTAAAATTTAGAAAACTTAGGCTCCGTAATGAACAGCAGTATAAAAATAGTGCCAACTGAATAAGTCTTAAAGTTTTTTCTGCATATCTCTAATACGCATGTTTCATACTTGCGCTTTTTAGGGTTATCGCGTCTTACAACGCACAAAACAGCTACATATACAAGCCACTGATAGCCCATTGTGCATTTATAAAGGCTTTGGCCTGCCTTTAAGCCTTTAGGCATTCTTAGCAGCTTTAATATGTTGCAAATTTGTTTATATTTCTTGTTTGATACAACAAATTCTTTATCTTTGCCTTCAAAGATATTCATAAAATCACGCATTTGCTTCTTTACATATTTAGGTGTTGTATCTTTATCAATGTTATTTTTGCAGTATTCGTATGCCTTATTCATCAATATCACCGCTATTGTTGATAATATCAAAAAGCGGGTCTCTTTCATTATCGCTTGTATCGCCCATTTGGCCATCTCTAATGATTCTCATTAGGCTGTTTGCTGTCTTGTTCGCACTATCAACAGTTTTGTTATATGCGCTCAATGCAGGTGATACATAAAGATTTTTTCTTCCTCTCACATATTCTTTTGATACTAACATTCCTTCATCTTCGATGTTCTTTTCAAGTTTTCTTAAGTATTCAATTTGCTTAATGTATGTATGAAAAGTCGTTGTAAATAAGAAGTTAGCTTTAACACCGGCCTGTTCAGCCTGTTCAAGTATCTCTTTGGCTTTTTCGCTTAATGTTTTCTTTTCAGCCATTTTTATTCTCCTTTTCTAAATAGTAAAAAATCTTCTTTTGATGCTCTGATAGCTTTATCACTGTCATTATCTAAAGAATAATCAAGGTCATTACATTCAATGCCGTATTTATCGCTAAGATAGTTTCTTGTGTCTTCACCAATTGGATATCTTTTATTTCCTACGTTTAAAATACATACACCACTATCTTTCATGCATTTGATAATTTTATCTATCATTACATATAAAAACGACTGTTTCCAAGCTTCATAGCTGTCACAGCCGTTGTATGATTGCGTTTCTTCATCGCTATATATTTCAGTGTCAAAATATGGTGGACTTGTAAAAACAAAATCAAAATAATTGTCTTTTAATTCAAGCTCTTCAAACGGTTTGTTATACTGCTTGTAATTATCTCCAAGCTTTAAAAACTGTTTTAGCTTTTTCAGTCCTTCAAATGTTTTTGTTGATGGGTCGGTTTCGACATACTCGATATCCTTAAACATGCATGATGCAATGCCTATGAGTCTGCCCCCCCATCCTGCACAAGGATTAAGCACTTTATAGCCTTCATTTACATACTTTTTGTAAATATCCCTAGCTAGATATGGTGGAAATTCATTTACATACTGATATCCTGCAGTGCCAATACCAATCATTTTGTAGTACTGATTTCTTGGTGGCACCTTGTTTTCTACATTTACCATATAACGCGCATATGATTTTTTGTATTTTGGATCATTATTGAATCCATAAAACAGTGAATCACTTTGTATTGTGCTAACATTCAGCCTATGAGGATTAAACAAAAGCGAAATGTTATATCCTGCTCTATATCCTTGACACAATCTATTAAATTCATACATTGCGCTTGGATAATCAATCATGTTTGATGCAAATTCATCTACAGTTTCATAGTTTTTCCAGTCGTTTACTATTTCTTCTTGTATTTCATCGCTTGAGAAGTACATAACATCATCATTTTTATCATCAAGCGTTGTATCAAAATCATCATCTAAATCAATGTTTTCAAGTTCTTCAGCAAATCCTAAAGCTGACATATCAATATCAGTGATTTCTTTTAATTCCTCGTTTAAAAGATCAGTATTCCATGTTGCAAGCTCACTTGTTCTATTGTCAGCGAGTCTAAAAGCCTGTATTTCCTGATCAGTTAGATCATCTGCACGAATGCACGGCACTTCTTTTAAACCTAGCTTTTTAGCCGCTTTAAGTCTTGTATGACCAGCCGCAATAACATTGTTCTTATCAATGACAATAGGTACTAAAAAACCAGCTGTTTTGATAGACTCAACTACAGCTGGCACAGCTTCATCATTAAAGCGTGGATTTTTATCATAAGGTATTAAATCATCCGTTTTTAAATATTCAATTTGATGCTTATCAAGAGATTTTTTCATGTGTTCCTCCTTGATTCCCCAAAAAATCACGGGATTTTAAAAAATGTGTGAAAAAAAGTGCGCGTGTGGTCTCGTAAATTTTGCTATTTTTGTGCTCGAAACGCAGGGGGGATTTAAAATAATCCGCTCTCTTTCGTGTTCCTGACAGCAATTTCACGCAGCTTTTCAGCGTCTATATCTCCGCTTTCGGCTTTCTTATGCGTCGCACTTGATAAAGTTATTAAATTGTTTGGGTCATATGCTTTGCTTTTGTCTTCGCTTAAAGGTGTGATGTGATGTACTTCTAGATTGTCTGATACTAGATACGGTGCTCCGTCAAGTCCATTGATAGCAGCCTGATCTATGCCACCATCTCTTATCTTGATGAGTCTTGATAGTTTGGTCCATCTAGATGATGATCTTATCTTTTTGTTTTGCTGATCATCTCTATGATATGTACGCTTTGCACTGCATACATGATTGTACGGTACTAATCTATGACATTTGGAGCACATCTTAAGCATATTGTTAGCTCTCATATATAAATCACCACACTAGCATTAAATCACGTTTATGCGTGCTCTTATACGACTTTATAGGCCTTTTGCCGTCATGATATCAGATAGTTCCTTTTTGGCTTGTTTGTAAAGTCTTTGCATATGCCTTAATGAGTATCCCTTCATCTCTGCTATATCCTCAAGTGTTAGCCATTTGTGTTCGCAGTCTACTGTATCATAATAGCCAATAAACTTATACATGATGATACTGTAATGTAAATCATTTACAGTCTTTAGCATCATAACAGTTTCATAGATATTGTTTAGGTCTTTAAGTAATTCAGCCTTACGCGTCATCATGTTAATGTACTGTGCGTCTTTATTAACGACTGATTGTATCTTTGGCTCATCACTTATTACAGGTGATCTAGGTGAGAATCTATTATCTAAATATAATAGCTCTCTATACTTAGGCTGATACTGTGATAGTTTTTGCGTTAGTTCGTTTGGTGTCATATATCTACCTCTTTATGTATATATATTATATCATAGTAAAGATAAAAAGTACCGAATTAATCGGTACTTATTTATATTTGTTTACCATTTACATAGCCATCAATATGCACATTAACAATGTGCGTTTCAGCACTGTTAATCATATCTTGTATGGCTGTGTAATCATCATTCATAGATAACAAATCATTATAATATAGCGTGATTATATAATCATCTCTATGCCTGTCCTCTCGGCTTGATGATATTGTAATATGATGTGTAACAGAGCCACCAATAAACAGCGTACCGCAGTATATTCTTTTTGCATCACTGATATTGATCATGTTATTATCGCTTAACTTAATCCACATCATTATTGCCCTCTAGCTTTGTTGATATATCAATTATTCGACTGAATGCCAAATCTAAAGCTTTAAGTGATGATACTGATTTGTAAATATAATAAGTTTGTCTATATTTATTCCACTTGCCGTGCTTCTTGCTGTAACGTCTAGCTCTTTCTTTGTATCTTTTTGTTTCGCGCAGCAACCTTTCAAAAATCATTTCAGTGATTTCTAGTTCTTCTAAAATTACGTTTTCTTTCGTCATTTTTTACCGCCTTTCCCCATTTGTCGCCTTTGCATAAACCATATAGCTTACACTTCCAGCATTCTTTAACTTTGCATTCGTTAAATGCTTTTTCAATATATTTGTCTGACAATCTTCTTTTGTATGTAGTTCTTTCCATTAAATTTTTCTCCTTTTAAGGTTATGTTTAATTATTGTGCTGTTCCATCAATTGCTCATTTTGTTTGCGAAGTGTTTTGATATCTTCTTTTAATACTTTTATATTAATATATAAATCTTCGATCGTGTCGGAAAGTAATTTTGTTGTTTCTTTAAACATGTTTTTGGTATATCTAAGCTTTTCATTTTCTTCTTTTAATTCTATAGCGATATTATATACGTCGTGAAAAATTGCGTCTCTACAATTATCAATAGTATAAATGGCTAGCTCTTTATCTTTGTATGGGCAATCTGGGCAATCTTTAGCATTATCATGGCAAATTTTCCATGCTTCTAGAGCTTCTTCTAAACCCTTCATATCATCACCCCCTGTTTTCTTTTGCATAGTCTTGTATTAATTTGATTGTTTTAAACTGTATTCCTCATCATTACTGATCATTCTCTTTTTTCCTCTTTTCTTGATATTCTATCCATTTGTATCTTTTCTTGATCTTCTATCCATTTGTAAAGATTATTAATGCCGCCATTGAAGATACACTTATCGCAGTCAATCCATTCACACATCAAATAATCTGCTCCACTATCATGATATTGTCGTTTGATTTCCTTACAAACGTCTTGCAACTTGTTACCCAATATTGCTTCTTTTTCCCATGAATCAATGATATTGATTTCTCTTTGTAATAACTTGATCTTATTTTCATACATCTCAATTGTTCGAAACGGGCTACGTGAGCAGACAAATTCCGAGGCGCCACCTTTTAAATCACAGTCATTGCATGACAAGCCTTCGCAAAAATCAGCTTCAGTCATTTCAACGCCCTTGCTCTTCATATACTTTTTTAGGGCTTCTTCAAACTCTTTGTCATTATCAATCATTTTCTTCATCCAGCTTTTTTAGCTTCATTAATCCATCTTTTAAGTCCACCAATCCCATTAAAGGGACATTCGTTACATAAAATACCACGGCACGTAACAGATCCCGTTTTTTCTCTAGATAATTCATTCAATACATCGCAAACCGTTTTTAATCCTTCTTCTAACTTTTCATCTTGTATTAAGTTCATTACTCTTCACCTCGCGTTTTAGCTTGTCGCACCCATTCGTTAAAATTATCCATATTATCAAACAGGCAGTCATTACAATCAATTCCACGGCACGAAAGCACAGTATTGCTATTTGTCCTTAATGTTTTACAAAAATCTTTTAATTTATTATTTATATCTTGGCTTCTTTTCCATGTTTGCATAATGCTAATTTGTTGTTTTAACAATCTTATCTTTTTCTCATATTCTTTAATTTTTTGAAATGGTCTTTCCTCACATACATTGCATGTTTTTTTGCTTTTATCATACGTTTCATCACTTATAGGCTTTAATATGCAATCCCTACATGGCAGTCCATTACACATATGAATTTCATTCGTTTCAATTCCATAACATTTTACGTATTCTTTAAACGTTTCTTGAAACTCTTTGTCGTTGTTAATCATTCTTTTCTTCCTCCAAATAATCAAATATTGTTGTTTGTCTTTGTTTTTTAAGTCTATAGCCTATTTTTCTGTATTCTTCATATACAGGCTTCCAAATCACTTCACATTGTTTTCTTTCACTTGGAAAATACCGCTCTAATGTATCTAAGTCTTTTTGTAAGGTTGGGTTAAATGGGCATCCCTTACATCCTGTCCGTGTGAAATTGTAAGGTGGATAATAAATATCACATAATCTAATATGATATTTATCAATAAACCACTGTTCCCATTCTTTAGATACCACTGCAAGCGGATGAAAGTGATAATTATTTTTACTGTACTTCACAAAGCATTGCGCTGATTCGCGTCTACCGCCTTCCTCGCGCATGATTCCAACTATAGCTACTGTCTTCCCTGTTTCGCTCATATAGTCTTCTAGTGGCTTTTCCTTAAGATTTAAGCAACACTTATCACTTATGCGTGGCCCTTTATAGCTCTCATTAAATTGGTATCTTAAAATTTTAGGGCATTTGTTAGCCGAGAAGTTATAGAGACCATCACGATATTTAATAGCTGACATTGCATCATGATTGTTTGACCAGATGTTCCACATCTCACTATGATGCTTTGATTTAAAAGGGTAGCCCTCTTTTTCTAACATCTTTTTGATTGGTAACTTTGGCTTTATGATCACAATGCGGTCATCATGTTTGGCTATATCTTTTATAAAGTTTTTTATGATGTTAAGTTCAATTCCAGTGTCACAATAGACGCGTGGAATTTTGTTGTTTGGTAGTGCTAAGTCAATCAGATAGCTAAGAACAGTTGAGTCTTTGCCACCGCTGAATGACACATAGCATTTTGATTCTCCGTATTTGTTAATAACTGTTTTGATCACCTCTAAGCGATCAAACAAGATTGTTTCATTATCCAACGCACCATATCTACGTTACATCCGTGATATGGTAACTTTGATAATCAGGCTACTCCATTTTTAAGAGCTTAGTGAGGCTCACCCATTTGATAAAATTTTATGCCATGACTCGTAAAATGTAATCTCATGGCAACCTCGTTTCACGAGGATCAGCGTTTTTCCTTTCTTTTGCTGTTATCAATAAATACCTTTTTACCAATAATCAGCAAAACGATATTTTCATGGTCAACAGTAAATGTATGACCATTTCTTTCTTTTATCTTGATATATTTGATTTCGTTCATATCAATTTCTTCTTATTTCCCTTTCTAAGACGTTTTATAAAACACAGTCACAATTTATCGTGCTTATTATAAACGTGTCTTATACTGCTTTATTTTGCTATTTAATAGCATCACTGCACCTCAATAGCTGTGTGAGTCCCGAACGCTTACAGCTTTGCGGTCGGATAAGCTTGCGCGTTTTGCAAATTGCGCATTTTTAACGAGCGCGCTATCCTCTATCAGTTGAAAAACCAAGCTCTTAAATTAAATTTATTTTTTATATACCTATCATGATAATAAACGTGCTTGCTTATTTAACTGTGCGGTTTTAAGTTTCTTCTTTTTGGCTGTTGGTGCACATCTCATACAGTTGTTGAGATGCAGCGATGTTTTATATTTTTATTTAAGTATCGTAAAAATCATCGTTTACTTTCATTTGTCTATTTCTTCCTTTGGACCAATATTAAAAACGTTGTATTTTGTTTTTACTTTTGCTTTTCGGCTTACGGCTGTATAGATGTAGTTTTGGCTCTTGCCAAGATACTTCGCAACTTCTTCAATTGTTCCAGTAAAAACAACCTCATCATTTTCTTTTACGTTGCTGATTGCATAAATGCATTTTCTACGTCCATAGTTCATTTTTCTCACTCCTCAATTCCTTCCGCCCAATGGTAAAAATCATCTATTGAATCAAACTCAACATAGAGTCTTACTCTGCGTTGGAAAAGATACTTGTAATATGCACAATCAGGTACAGGGTCTATGATCTCATCATTGTCTAAGAAATTCTTCAATGCAATTCTAGTAACTCCGCCATGCTTGATGCTTCTATTGAAAAGTTTCATGAACTTCCCATAGTTAGTTTTTTTATCAGATTTCATATGATATAACCTTTCTTATTCATCTTGTGAAATAATAATATTTGCATAATCCATTTCTAGTGGATAATAGCAGTATCTCTTGCTTGCCTTGATGCTTGTGATTTGTGCATCATCTTTATAAGCAACCCCATTTAATGCGTCTTCAACGGTTTTGATCATGTTTGAAAGATCAGGCCTTGTTGCTGGTTTGATTAATCCATACTGTACATCCATGATCTTCTTTTTGCTTTTGACAATCTCTTTTGTCATGTGTCTAAAAATTTGGATTTCAATTTTTACCGCGCCAGCGAACGGAGCACAGCCTTTATACTTCCGCTCATATGCTTTTCTTATATCCCTCTCCGCTCTTTTTGTTTCTAATGGGACATAAACATGACCATTTTTAGCGGTTCTCGGTCTCTGCATGGCTACAATTTTTCCATCAAACATAAACGATCTATTTTCCATCAATAAAATACCTCTTATATCTTATTTTTTCTCCGTAGCGGTTTTTACTTGTCAGCCATTCGTCTTTGATGTTTTCGCCGCGGTCTCTTAGCTCATTAATTCGTGATGCAAGACGATAAACACCAAGTTCTTTCATAGCTTCAGCGCTCGTAATAGAGCCAAATTCTTTAATGTACTTTAATACCTTTTCGCATTGATTCACTGTAACTTCTCCAGCCTTTCTTTTTGGATTTTATGCCCTTCAATAATCTGCTTAAGTTTCTCTTTTTCATCTTCCAGCAGCTCGATTTGACATTTATGTTCATAAATTTCAATATCCTTTTCATCAATCTTTTCTTTGAGATCATTAATTGCTTTGATTACTTTATCTAGCTCATCACTCTTGCTAAACATCTTCATATAGTTCTATTCCTTTCATATTTCTATTCTAAGCGTTGTTTTGGGAATACAGCTAAGTTATAGCTGTATTCCGTTGTAACTCTCATTCGTCTTTATTTTGCGATTTATAGGCATCCATTTTTTCTTTTAAATGGTTGTAAAAATCTCTATCACAGTATTTAAGCATTACCGCAAGTTCGTCTCCCATTTCGATATCAAAATATAATGAGTCTTCGAATTCATCATGATTTGTAAACTTAACGTATTTGCAAATGATTTCCTTGATGTTGTTTAATACCTTTTCTTCATTGCATAACTCATTGTATCTATCTTCTTCAATTGTGATTTTCATAATATGTCCTTCTCTCTTTTTTAAACTAATTTAATTATATCACTATAACAAAGTTAATTAAGTTTATTTGCGATTTAAAAAAATTTTTAATTTCGTGATTTTATCTTCTGCAGTTTTAACAGCATCTTGATACTGTCTTCTAGCTTCGTCTCGTTCTTGCATATAGCGTTTAGCCTGCTCTCTATAGTTGTTTCGCTGTAAAAGCGCTATTTTCATATCTTCCCCAATCATTCCCTCTTTTAGCTGTACTATCTGATCTTTTAGGCTGTCGTTTTCAAGCTTGATTCTTTCTTTAGATTTAGTTAATGCTGTAGCTCTTGCACGTTCCGAGCGCAGCTTTTTAGCTAACTTCTCATTTGTTTCTTCAAGCTGTTTGATTTTACTGCGCATGTCATCCATATCTTGATCACAAGAATCAACATACATAACACAGTCTTTAAACAGCCGTTTATCATAATCGCTCATTGTAGATGATTCTACGTATTTTAAAATATCGCTAACATCTTGATACATGTGATCACATCCTAAAATCCAATATCACTATCATCTACATCATAAGCGCTTTTATAGCTGTTCATAGTGTCCTGATGGGATGTATAAAAATCATTGCTTGTTTGCTGATCATAAAATGATGTTTGTGTTTGAGATGTTTGAGATGATTGATCATTTTTGGAATCAACAAATATGACGTTGTTTACAAAAACATCAGTTGTATGTACTGTAGCACCTTGTTTGTTTGTGTACTGTCCTGTTCTTAATGAGCCAGTCACGCAAACTCTACGTCCTTTGCTTAAGTACTGTGTAATTACATCAGCTGTTTTACCAAATGCACAGCAGTTAATAAAATCAGCTTTCTCTTTTTGATACGAGTTAACAGCTAATGTAAATCTTGCTACTGATTTTCCTTCCTGCGTTCTATAGCTATCCGGGTCTCTTGTAAGCCTCCCGGTTAACTGAATTGAATTTAAATCATTCATGTTTAATGTCCTCCCTTTTTATTTCTTTTTTTATTTCTTCTTTTATTTCTTATATTATGTGTATCTCACAGATACAACCCCTGTATCTCACAGATACAACCCCTGTATCTCACAGATACAACCCCTGTATCTCACAGATACAACTCCTGTATCTCACAGATACAACCCCTGTATCTCACAGATACAACTCCTGTATCTCACAGATACAACCTATTCAGTCTAATTTGCTAAGTAGTTCATCCAAATTTATTGACTGATCAGCTTTCTCATCACTCGTTTCATGCGTATCATTTTTGATGCTGTTAACTGTGATTATGTTAGATGAGCCATTTTCAATTTGTTCAATATCAATTGCGCCAGCTTCTTTTAAATCTTTCATTCTTCTGATCACTGTCACTCTTGATATCTTTAGCGCTTTAGCTATTTGAGCACCGCTTCTAATCAGCTGTCCCTTTTTAAGTTTTATTCCTCGGTATACAGTTTCTTCCTCTCTTGCAAATGTTAGAAGATAATCGTATACTGCAAGGGAATAAATATCTAACTTGCTCACCTCGTACCAATCGTATATGGCACGAGGTCTTTTTATGTATCCTTTACTCACCCATATTTTATCCTCCGAATCATTACAAATAATTCTTATGAAATACGCTCATGAATTTGTCATGTCCGTATTTTTTTTCAAAGCGTCTTTGACACTCTTTTTTTAAAGTGTAGTCTAATTCATGACCGCTCTTTGCGTCCCAGTGCAAAGTCGCATGATGCGTGTAGCAAAGATAGCAGTAGCATCCGTATTCTTCGCTCTTTCTTCGGTTATCAGTTCCAAAGAAAATGTGATGCTTGTGAAGCCCCTGCCGTGCGCCACAAATCACACAGCCATTTTCTTTTGGTGGGAATAAACTTTTTAAAGCCATGTATATTGCGCCTCCCTTGCATCCATCTTTTTAAATTCATGCCTTACCAATAGCTCTGTAGCTCTTTTTGCAATTTTTTTGAAACTAACGGTTTCTTCATATTCTCCAAAACCGTATGTTAAACGTACAGTTTTACTTGTTTCCCACCAAGCTGATAATGATTTTTTACCGTTATATTCGGGAAACGAAAAGCCGCCAATACCAAATTCATCTTTAATCCATTCTTCAGATATTGCTTTATTTTGCTCAAATTCTTCATATAAGCGGTCTTCATATCCTCTAACACAAGAACCACTGCAAGCGAAGAACGCAGCTGTATCATGCTTATTTTTGCGTTTAGGCATAGATTCACGTCTAACAAGTGCATTGCCTTCTTTATAATCAAGCTGTACAAAGCTTTTATCTTTGATCATATCATTGATTTTCTTAGTTACATCTTCATACTGTACACTTGTTTCTTTTTGTGCAGAGTTTTCATAGTATTGAATTTCAACACAGCTTTTAGAAAACTTTACTCTAGTAATTTCAAAATCGTAAAAATCATCATGCGTCTTGTGCCATCCGCCACGAAAATAATTATCTTTTAGCCATGATGCATCAACGCTATGCGCTATTGATTGCTTAATCACATCATCATAAAAGTGGTTATCTTGGCATCCGCTCACCGCTACGAATAATGCAAAATCATAATTGCTCTTTTCCTGTGTTTCATCCAGTAGATCAAACAAGCTCATTTGTTCATACATAGAGCATCCCTCCACGCGTACGTATCAAGACCGGCTTCTTGTGCCATGTCTAGAACGCAATCTATTAATTTACTCATTTGCTTTGTATTAAACTTAGATGACCCCCAATATATTTCATAAAGCGCAGTGCCATCTTTAAAATACATTACAGGTCTAACAGCTCTGAAAGCTGCTTTTAAATCGTCTTCAGCTTCCTGTGTGCACTTGATCACATCTTTTTTTGCACCAGCTTTTTCTAGTGCCATGATGTAAAAAGACATCGCATCATTTGAGCGCTCACCGTTTACAGCATGATCTATTTCATCAAGTAGCTTCCACAACAATCTATTTTGCTCTAGAGAGCGTTTAGACCTATACTGTGTAAAATCCACTGTATATTTCTTTTCGCTCTCTAAAGCGTCTAAAATGCGCGTTTTATACATATAGTCAGTAGTGGAAAGGGTAAGCGTTAGCTTTTCCCCTTCCGCTGAAATGTTTTCTAATTTCATAGCTGCTTTCATCTAAGCACCACGGTTTCTTCTGTGTAGAACTCAACGCCGTCAGCTTTCGCATGTTCTTTGTAGATTTTTGCATAATCATCAAAGAATGCTTGTGCATACATATTAACGATCTGCTGTTTTAAATCATCAGGAATCTTTTTAGCGTCAACGACTTTAGCCTTCCATACTTTGCGTGTGTGTGTTTTAAATTCTTTCGGTTCTTCAATTGGAGTGGCAAACATGTCAGCAACATCTTTCATTGCTTTTTGTTGCTCTTCAATCTTCTTTGCTTTCTCAATTTCGTAAGCTCCAATTGCTTTCTTTAAAAGCTTTTTAGCGTCTTCGTATGGTTTCAACGCTTCTTTTTCCTCTTTTACAATCGCTTTATGTTTTGCCTGGGCTTCAGCTTTGGGACCTTTATATTTGTTCTTAATCTCTTTTTCCGCTTTTGCAATCATTTTTGCGAAGTCATATGCGTTGCTGTTTTCATCATCATTAGTGATTGTTAAATCAGTTACAAATGATGTTGCTTCCTCAGCTGTAATAATTTTATTTTCCATTGTTCATACCTTCCATTGTCTTAATAGAATTAGAAATGCCACAGCACATTTCATAGATTGTTTTATCGTCTAAATCATCAACAACTGTTACATGTTTTTGTTCTAAAACACCCTTTACGTAAGTTGCACAAATGCTATGCTTGATGCATGCATTTTGGATAAATTTAATGTTATCTTCACGTGATGGCATTTTCTTTTGCGCTTGAGGCTCTTTAGCTCTTTTTGCTGTTGATCTTGTATTAGTTTTGCTTTGATTGTTAATAGCGTTTGTGACTTCCTCGAAGCTGGCCATTGAGCTATCAACACCAAGTGCAAGCTGTCCCAGCGCTCTACCGATTGCAGACGTCTGACAGTTTTCGATGTAAGACGTCTTGTTAATGTAATTGCCGTTCTTGTATTCTTCGGCAAATCCATTAGCTAATGCTTTTCCTTCTTCATCGTATGCAATAGCTTCCATTAACACGCTGTCGCCGTTTTTCTCAACAATGCGTGTATCAATTCGGCCCATTGGAAACAGTTTTCTAAACGCTTTAATTCGCTGATTAACCATTACATACTGTTTCCCTTTAATATCTTGTGTACTTAAGCCCTTGTTGGCTTCTTCAATGTCCTTAAAGCTAATCATTATCTTCACCTCGAACAAGGTTGTACGTTACTTCTCTCAAAGGTCTTGGTAAACTTGCCATATCTGTTACAGCGTTAAAGAATAATTCCCTGTTAAATGCTTCATCATTCTTGCTAAATTCATCAGCAAATTCTCCCAAAGCGCTTCCCATCATGATCATCACATCTTGTGCGCTAACGTAATTTGCGAACACATGCAAGCCCTCGCCCTCGTGAATTGTAATTTTGATTTCTTCTTTCTTCATTTTTTATCCTCCTGTGTTATAATTGTTTTGGCTTTTAAAAGCCGCTCAACGTCTCTAGCTTATGCTAGACTTAAGAAGGCATTTGCCTTCTTTTTTTGCATAAGTGAGACGTGTAGGGCAATTAGTAAAAATGGAGTAGATCTATAATAGTTTTATTAATTTAATTAAGGATAAGGATGACATACTAATTACCCTGCATATCCCACTTATGCAGATATCCGATTTTTTAGAAGCTACCTAATCGGATAAAAAACATAAACATTACTATTGTGAAAATAGTAAAATATGCGAAAAGCGTTAGTCTAATTTTCCAAACCATTTTCAATTTAAGCTTCTTTCCGTTCTTGCTTCTCATATGATTCCCTCCTTTTCTAGACGCGCATATTTGATAATGCGCGCTTCATTTATTCCGAGCGCTTTAATAACAATGCTCATTGGTACTTGCCTGTAGCGCTCATTCTCACCTTTGTACAGCTCTGTTATGATGCTGTTCGCTTTTGCTTTGCTGATACTACAAAGCTGTTGAATATCTCTAGCGCTTGCATAAGTTTTAGCAAGGATTTTAAGCTTTTCTACATTTTTCATATTTGACAGCATCATCTAAGATGCCTGTATCAATGAGAGCCACAATAGTTTCCGCTAAACCGGGGCATGTCTTTGATGCTGATCTAAGCATTTCAAGCACCGCTTTAGCTTCTCTATAAGCTTTACTTGTTTCAATTTTTGCATCCATTATGATTTCTCCTTTCTTTGCACTTAGTTAAAGAAGTTTAACTTTTCTTTGCAAATTCATCATACTACTTTAACTTTTCGTTGTAAATAGTAAATTTAATTTACTTTTATCTTTTATCCGCGTTAGCCATGATGTATAATGAAATCAAGAAAGGAGGATAATAAATGGATGATATTAACGCTCGATTTATCCAAGCTATTAAAGAGCTGGGGTTAACACAAGCTGAAGCCGCTCAAAAGTTAGGACTTACAAAGCAAG